AAGATCAAGGCATCGTCATGTATTACAACCATGCAAATCATCAAAAGGTGAAGATGGTAAGTGGACACATATAGATACAGATATAAGTAAAGAAGCTAGTGAAGTACAAGCAGTAGCCAATGCAGTGTGGACAGATACAGTAAAAGCCAACTATAAAACATTTGTGGAAAGCCAAGCAATATAATGGCATTTGATGCTACCTTTATTTGGAACATAATTATTACATTAATTATAATGCCATTTGCTTGGGCATTTAATAAGATGTTTACAGAAGTAAAACGATTGCAAATACTTCTTAATAAAACAAGAGAAGAATACGCAACAAGACAAGATTTGCGTGATACATCTGGTCGTGTAATGGAAGCCTTGCATAGACTAGAAGATAAGATTGATAAGGTTCTGAATGTGAGGTGATCTGTGCTTGAAATGCTTGCAATTGCAAATAGTGCATTCGCCATAATTAAACAAACTTTAGAAAATGGAAAAGAAATTAGTTCAGCTGGGCAAGCAATTGCACGTTTTGTAGGTGCAGAGGAACAGCTGCAAAGAGATCTTCATAAAAAACGTAATAGTCTTTGGACAAATTTTCTTGGTAAAACTGACAATGATCTAGAAGAGTTCATGGCTCTAGAACAAATTAGAGTTAAGCATGAAAAACTTCGTGAGTTTATGCAGTTATATGGTAGAGCAAATCTTTGGAATGATTATCAGGCTTATTGTGCTGAAGCTAGAAAACAAAGAAAAGAAGCTGAAGCTAAACGAAGAAAACAAAAAGAAGAATTTAAAAATTTAGTTTTAAAAATTATTTTATTCATTATGATAACTGCATTGGCAGCTGGTGTATTAACTGTACTAGCATTGGTAGCTAGAAAGAAAGGTATAATATGACCTCATTTATGTTAGCTTGTTACTTATCAGGTAGTCTTAGTGCGACTTTACATTTTCGTAACGTAAATGATTGCTTGTATTATTCAAGATATTTAGGTCAGCAAACTTATGATAGTGCAAATGGTAAAGAAATTATTTACGAATGTATGTGCAAAGTAGTACCAAATGTAGATACAAAGAAAGTGAGGGTATATTAATGATTCAATTATTAGGGCCTATAGCAAATATTGCTACAACGTGGCTACAAGGAAAGCAAGAAAAAGCCAAAGCAAAACAACAATTGGAAGTTGCCAAAGTTCAAGCACAAGTCAAACGTGTAGAACAAGAAGGATCATGGGACGAAAAAGCAATGGACGCATCTGATAATAGTTGGAAAGATGAGGCTTGGACTATTACATTTATTTTATTGATCCTTGCTTGTTTCATTCCAGCTTTACAACCATACATTTCTGATGGTTTTAAGTTTTTACGAGAAGATTGTCCTGAATGGTTAAGCTATGGCATACTTGCATCTATTGCAGCTTCTTTTGGTTTGAAATCTATAGCAAAGCTAAAAAAATGAAAGATAACTTTGAAAAAGCACTAGAGTTAGTCCTACATCATGAGGGTGGATATGTAGATCACCCAAAAGATCCTGGGGGTGCTACAAACTATGGAGTTACCAAAAAAGTATATGAAAGATATCTTGGTAGAGAATGCACCAAAGATGAAGTCAAAGAAATGCCACTAGAAGCTGTTCGTGAAATATACAAAAGAAAGTACTGGGATAAGATCAGAGGCGATGATCTGCCATCAGGATTAGATTGGGCAGTCTTTGATTTTGCAGTTAATGCTGGTGTATCTAGAGCAGCTAAAACCTTACAAGGTTTCTTAGCTACTTCTATTGATGGTGTTATAGGATCTGGAACATTACAAGCAATCCAAGATTACCCTACAACTATCAAAGGTGTTATTGAAGTATTTACTGCACAAAGATCACAATTTTATAGAACATTAAAGAACTATGATACCTTTGGTAAAGGTTGGGATAGACGTTGTTATGAAACAAGAAAAACAGCTTTAGAGATGTTACAATCCACCTAGTGAACTTTTGATTCCAACTTCTGTTCTTGGCCTTGTGCTTTTATGCATTATGCCTTCATCAGGATCAAAAGCTATATCTTCGAATCTACCTTCTTCAGGTTGTGAGTTTTTGGCACACTCTTCAAATAATTTACCTAATTCATAGTTTCTTGAATGTTTTCTACAATCACCACACTTAGTTGCTTTTACTCTTACTAGAGCTACTTTTCTTAATTCAACACCACATTCTACACAATGTTCAAAACTTTTCATATCTATTCCCTTTACTTTTATAATTTGTTTTGTTTAAATTAATTATTGCCCGACTCGGCAATAGTGGGGGTTAAGAGTGGACTGTTCCTTTCCAGTTCACTCTTTTCTTTTGTAGTTTATTTGACGTATCTTATTGATATCTGTAATCTCATCATCAGTTATTAAGATTCCAAAAGTACCAAGAAAGTTATCTTTTAGCTTTAATTTATACTCTGCTACATTTTCTGCATCTAAATTATTGCCACCAAATATTAGTGTAACTGTGCTTGTATATTCAGGCATAGTTAATCCCTCCTATAATCTTTTAGTTGTATCACATTGTTTTCATTGTGTTTTTCAGGATCTAAATCAATTTCAATAAGATGTGGAGTTCTTATTTCTAATGTAAGAGTTACACAAGCTGGAACATTTCCAATCTCATAACAGAAATCAAACTCTTGTCTTGGAAAATCAATTAGATTTTTATTCTTAATTAAGACCAAAAGTCTTTTTAATTCTGAGGCAATACTGTCTGGAGTTTCGTAATCCATATTATTGCCTCAGAAAAGATTGCATTAGTTAGCAATCTTTAGTTTTGTTCGTGTGGACTTGAACAGCTGCTGAACTTTGTCCTGGGCTTGAACACCCATTTTGTTGTACCTTGCAGCATTCAATGACCATACCTCATTCAATTGATCTTTGTCTTTGACATCTTTCAAAGCAATTTCGAATGCTTGCACAGCCTCTTCATCTTTGTCAACGTTTTTCTCGATCATGTCACCCATAGGTAGATCTTCACCAGCATAGACGTTGATGCCAAGACCATGATAGGCAAGACACTTAGTCAATGCACGTTGGAAAGCATTGTTGATTTCTGTTGCATCAGGTATGCGACCCACCTTGTCCTTGTTGAACTTACTGGTCTTTTCTGCATTGATTGCTTGCATACGATTGTCCATGACTGGATAGATCTCTTCAATGTTGATTGTTTCGATCTTGACAGAAACTTTGACAAAAGTATTGCCCTTGTAGTCACGCATGAATGGTAGAACATTGTGCTGATTGTCAACAAATGTGTGCTTCATGAATGATGCAGTAGGAAATGCTTGCTTGACTGCTGACCAAGCATGAGTCCATGATACATAGTCGAGTCCATTCTTCTTCTCCATGTACCCTGACACGTCGATTTTTGATAGAACTTCCCATACCGATTTAGCTGAGGTTTTAGTTGCCATCTTTACTTCCCTTCTTTGGTTGATGTTTAAGTGTTACAGTATTGGATTTGCTCCTAGTAACGATAATCTTATCGCCTTCTAGGTTGCCTGACAGATCCAACACCATTTTACGACAATTGTCAGGCAAATAGTGTTTGATAGATATCTTTGCAGTTTCTGCAATCTTGTTGGCTTTGTTAGCTTCAATGATATCTTGTGCATGAAGATTCATCTCTGATTGCATCTTGAGATCCCAACATTCCAGATCACTCATGTTGATACTGATTTGATCTGTCCAATCAACTGGAGGCAGAACTTTGAACTCATCAGGCATCTCATTGTTTTGATACCAATTCCAGAACAACTCACATTGTTCTAGATATTCTTTGAGCCAAGCATCATCTCTGTTGACTTTTCTGTATTCGAATCTGCAATGAACACCAAAGAATACTGCAAGATAACAATGATCTGTTGCCCTAGTATGCATATGATGTTGACATTGTGCTTCATACATATCACAAAGATCGTCCATAGGTATGAATCCCCAATGTGTTTTAGCTTCTATTGGGTTGCCATCAGAGGCAATTGCATCATATGTTGAATGGATTGGAACACCATTGTGGTCAACAGTACGACCTTGACCAGCTGATCCAATCTTCATCTTAGTAGTGTTGGCAAAAGCATCAAGAACAAAAGATTCAAGATGATTACCAGCATCAAACATGAATTGTAGTTGCTTGGTAATAAATGGTTCAGACTCCCCTTTTTTCTCTGATATAAGTTTTGCCCATGCTGTGAAATCTCCACTAGCAATGATCTTAGCTTCTGATGAGCCAATAAAATTTTTTCTCTCATTAAGCTGCTGTTTCGTTAGTACCATGACTACGCCCCTCCTGATATTGTTGTTTCAATTCAATTGATAACCAGTCCGTTTGTGCATGAGGACTGTTTCTACCTTGCCAAGAAAGTTTACACACTTCCATGAAAAGATCCATATCAAATCTACTGTTTCTTGATTTGGCTTTTACAACCTTTGCAAACTCTTCCATGTCTTGTGGATAGATCATAGGTGCAATTTCTTTTGCAAACCATTGTAAATCTTTACGACTGAACATTTGTGCCATTTTTACCTCCTTATTTTTTAATTGAACATATTGGCTTTCTTGTGTAATACTTCCGTACATGGTTACTAAAGAAGAACAATGGATAACTGATCTAGTTGCACAGTTTACCCATCGTAGATATGAACTTAATATTTCACAAAACGAATTAGACCATAAGATTGGTTGTGCTACAGGACTTGTCGCTAAGTGGGAAACTGGGAACAGAAAGCCAACAGCGTTTAATTTATATTGTTGGGCTGAAGCCCTTAAATGTAAAATAAATGTGGAGGCGATCAATGATAATATGTGGAATTGACCCAGGACTTAGTGGAGGCATAGCATTCTACAGAAATGTAAGCTATGACCTTTATGCTGAGAAAGTACCAACATACAAGTTAGAAACTAAAACAAAGACTAAGAGATTCTTAGATCTATGGCAGCTTCTTACGATACTCAATGACCATAACCCAGACCATGTATTTATTGAGAAGCAACAACCAATGCCAAACCAAGGACTAGTAAGCACATTTGCTACTGGCATGGGGTATGGTGCATACCTAGGACTGCTTGTTGCTACTGGATATAATTATACAGAAGTACCAGCAAGAGTCTGGAAAAAAGACTTGAACTGTTCTTCTGATAAAGATCTATCAAGAGATCTTGCTACAAAGTTAATGCCCCAAGGCAAACATCTGTGGCAACTAAAAAGCCAAGATGGAGTAGCTGAAGCTAGTCTGATTGCCTATTGGGGTTTGAGAAAATCAATTGAAAGATGTAGAGATGTATGAGGGCATAGCAACCAACTGTCATTCAAGTGAACTTAATGTCAGCTTACAGAACCGACTTTGGCCTTTTAATGCTTGTAACCTTTCGGCTGCCCTCAAACTGTTTACTTAACTTCTTCTAAGAACTTGATAGGATCAAATTCTGCACCCTCACTAAATGCTGCAAGAAGTCTATGCATTACCATCTTCTTGTTGTCAGTAGGTAATACATCTACATCTAGCTTCTTAGCAAGTAGACGAAGCTGAGTTATTTTGTATTTGTTGAGCCACTCTTCTGTTGGGCTGAACCAATTTGGAGAAACTGCGATTTTGAAGATTTCTTTGTGTGCTTTGAACGCATAAGTACGATGCATACAGCCCACAACTGCTTTATACAATATAGCAGATAGCTCACTTTGTTCTTTACGGAGAAAATACTGGAGAGTATTGCATTTCCACTCTTTAGCATAAGTAATAGCTTCTTTGTAAATATTAGCAAAGTACCCATCTGTTCCTCCATGTAAATTGAATAAGATATCTGTATAGTGATCTATATGTGTTGATTCTGCATCACCCTCTTCATGCCACCAATTTGGTAACATAGCATTGCATAACAAAGCAGATGTAAGATGCATACCATTTGATTGTACATAATCTTGAACCTTTGGCTGTTGATCCCACATCATACCTCTTAGATAGTCATAGAACATATCATTAGACATATCTATCTGAGGATTAGACATATCAGCTAGACCCAGTTCTGGTATCTCACCTTTGTCAATAGCATCTAGTTCTTTTTGTGACAGTTCTGTCTTATCTCTGTATTTGTATACATAAAATATACCTTTGATAGGTATTGCAGTAATAATTACATCAAGACTTTTTCTATCAATCTCTTGGCTTTTGATCTCATGCTCATAGACTTGATCTTTGTTCTTGAGTAAACCTTTGACTTCTTGTGGATAAGTATCAATGACTACACATTCTTTGTATAATCTTTTGTAATACTTTTGTTTTTCTTCAATAAACTGTACTGCAAGAGGCATATACTGTTTCATGTCAGCTACATACTGAGCATCAGAAAACAAATCACCATCGAAATCAATAGACTTGAATAACTTGTGTTTCTCAGGAATAATTACTTCTGATCTCAGGAGTCTAACCTGACCAATTCTTCTTTGAAGATCATCATAGTCAAAGTAACCAAGACAATCATCATACAATTTATCCTGGGTATCTTTGTTGACATTGGTAAATAGTTGAGCAATGCCGATACCAAACTCATTATTACGGAATGCAGCTTTTACCTTCTTAGATAATTCAGCAAGAGCAACACGTTGTTTGACCCATTTTGTGGTCTGGCCCCAGTTGATTGCAAGTTCATCGTAAGAATATTCACCATCTGCCATCACTTTGTTGATAGCTTCTGATTCATCAAGAGGGTGCATACCTTCACGAAGCATATTAGCCATGACACCTATTTCTGTTTCGTTTTCCTCAATGACTTTACATGGAATCATTTCAGTTGAATCTTTACCATGTATTTTGGTAAGAGCTTGGAATCTTCTGTTACCATCAATAACTATATATCCAGAACCATTCTTCTTTACTACGAGGTTGTGTAGTAGATCTCTAGATTTGATTGAGGCGATAAGAGAATCAAGACCATTGCCTTTTACTTTTCTTACGTTGTTAGGATTTGGTTTTAGTTGATTTAATGCAATTTGCATATTACACTCCTTTAGTCTAGTATGTTTTTGGGGGATCTAGTTTAGTAGTGTTTCCTTGATCCCCCATTTTATTTAAGCCTTTGCTTTGGCTTGGTTTAACAATCCATGAATCAAACTCTGAAAGTCCTTTTGAACTGAGGTAAGATGCCTTATTTCATTTCCGTCCATTGAAACTTTGATTGGAGTCATAGTTTCATAGGTCTGAAAATCATTGATCTTATTATCCTCACAAAAGGTTTTGATCCTTTTGATTGATTCTTGAGAAAGTTTCTTAGCATCTTCATCATTGATATAGATATACTCTTTCTCTTTTTTATGGATTGAAAAAGTATCATCATAAAAGTAACTGATAAAGTCAACAACCTTTGACCTTTCGCCTTTTATAACATAAGTATCGTCATTTATTTTTAGATTCAATGTCATCATCATTTATCCTCCATGATTTTATCTGTGATGTATTTTGATGTGAATGCAACAGCTAGCCATAAAGGTGCTGCAACTACCGAAACAACAAGAGTTGGGTTGATTCCGATGCCCAATAGCACCAACAGTATCAATATTGTTGACGCAATATGGACTGTACAGAACCAGCCAAGCCAATTAGCTTTTCTTGATATTGGTTTGATTGTTTTGATTTTTTCCCACATTAGGCTACGATCCTTCCATGTAGTTGAGCTTTGTTAGTATAATCTTGTAATGTACCTTTGGCTTTCCAATGCTTATCTCTCTCTACTGACACCATACCATTCATAAATTTAGTATTTTGTAATTCATGTAAATGAACATAACCAAGTTCTGGAAATCCATGACCAAGATCACATAGACCAAACATCATTTCTTCTTCGTCCATTTCTGTGATAAGCCAAGTAGCTGCACCAATAGGAAAGAAAAACTTAACGACAGGAGCAAAGTCAATCACTCCTTTGTCTGCGTTTTGTGCCTTTTTGTTTGCATGGTGGTTTGCGATGAGTTGTTTTCTCAATGATGTTGTTAGTAATTGCATTTTGCAACTCCCTTAGTTTCTGATTAGTTTCAATAAGTAATGTATCACGTTCATATAGCTTCCATTGTAAATGGCCTATATGATTGTTTGCATCAACAAGATCAGCTGTACGTTTAGTTAGCTTTGCAACTACTTCTTCGTAGGCTTCTTCTTCTTGAAGCTGTTCTTGCCAGTCTTTAGACATCTGCCCTCCTTTTCAAAATTAATTAAATATTCTAAATATGTTTTGGCTTTTTCTAAATCTTCGATACCATTCTTTTGTTTGTATCGTAGAATATATTTTATGATGTTGCCTTGTAAATAGTTGAGGCGATTTTGGGTTATAAACTCTACTGGTTCTATTTCAAATTGTTCGTAATGTTGAGGCGATATCATTCTGATCTCCAATAGTATACAGTAGAAAAGGGCTGATCCAACATACAAGGAAGCCCTTTTCTATTCCGTATTGTTAGGTTTCAGTAGTTGTCCTAGAACGGAATTTCATCGTCAACTTTTTCGTCAACCTTTGGGGATTTAGTATCACCCTTGGTTGCAGTAGAGTCAACTGGTTTTGAGTTGATAAGTCTGAAAGTTGATGACACACCAGCAAGTTTGATCTTGAAGGCAGTTCTTTTCTGACCATCTTGCTCATAGGATTCTACCATAGGAAAACCCTGGACAAAGACAGTTGTGCCAGCTGCGACATACTTCTCAATGACGTTAGTCACAAGACCTTTGCCATTTGATCCGTCCCATGCTTCACATCTGAACCAATGAGTATTTTCTCTTTTCTCACCAGCTTTGGTTGTGTAGCTTTCGTTGACAGCAATAGAGAAGTTGGCAACCTTTGTGCCATTTACTTCTTTGATCTCTGGTGCTTGACCAACATTACCTGATACTGTGATTTGTGCAATATTCATCTGATTTCTCCTTTACGTTAGATGATTAATGATAATGCCAATAGCCCTTGGCTTTTACGACACGTTTAAATCGATTACCAAAGGCTACTGGACTTGACTAGTATAGTGGATTAGGGACATCACCACCCGTTGCAGACACCATCTTGCTAGCCAGACTCTGCATCATTTATCCAAGATTATTTGGGGGGAACATTCACCCATCTAACCTTGAAACCTTCTCGTTTTGGCTTTTCGTACCCTATTGTGCGTTTAAGAATGAATAGTACAATGGAAATGATTGCACCACCTAGGATTCCAGCCATCATTCCAGCAAATGTACCAGCAAACATGATAATCAATGCGATTGAGGCACTTATGTCTACGAAAACATCAAAACAAAGAACTCGTTTGATATTTAGTTTTGCAAGTAGAAATAAAATTGCACAAGCTGATGCGATACCAGCTATAAGATAAAAAAACATTTTAACCTCCTACTTGTAATTTCTTTTAATATTCTTCTTGGCTTTCTGACGATCCTTTGCCTTAGCCACTTTCTTTAGTGATTTTTCCCAAGATCTAGATGTACTATGAATCTTGCCTCTACCTTTTATGCCTTTACTCATAACGTTTCCTTTCTGAGGCGATCTCACCCTGGGTGGGGAATCACGAGACGGATAAAAAAAATGGAGAGAGAGCCGAAGCCCTCTCCCCTGGGGATAACTTACTCAAGATCTTCAGGCATTTCAATGATGCCCTCTTGATTAGAGATATCAATCATCAGTTCCTCATGCTGTGAACTGACAGGATAAACCTTAGATCTCTCAGCTTGGAGATCATCATACACCTCACGAGTGTTGACTAGAGTATCTAGTGTCATCTTCTCGTTACGTTTCTTCATGCGATGCACCTTGGCAAACTCATGAAGCTGAGTGTACTTGCCATTGTCAATACCAGTCTGACCTTGAATCATAGGTCTGAAGTGTGTAAGCAATAGCTTGAATGCATGATTGAGTGATGCATACTGTTGACGCATCTGGTCAATCTTCTTGTCGTGATCCTCCAAGATGTTGCCAGTGATCTCAATGCCAACGTCCTGACGTACCAAGACTCTGCGTTCTCTAAGCAGTTTCTCTGCACGTTCCATAACATTGTCCCTCATTTTCTCAAACATACGAGGTAACTGATCCTGAAGTTTGGCTTTGATGATAACCTCATTGCCATCTTCAAACATCTCAGCAAATGACAATGCTCGTCTGATGAACTCACCCTCCCAATCTGCTGTGTAAGTAGACTTGGGTTTGAACTCTCTAGCAATAGCATCTAGCTGTTCAGTAGTGATCTGATCTAACTGCTTACCAGCTTCGATCTCTGATTTAGTCTTGTTTGATTCTTCAATTTGATATGTCATGATATGTTCCTTTCTCTGACATTGAAGGGGATATATAATTATACCCCCTATGATTTGGCTTTTATTTACCTGATACGTCAGCATCAGTATAATAAGTTTGTCGAATGATGTTGTTACCATGCTTCCGACCTTGCCTGTAGTCTTCAAGCCAGTATCTTGGGCAAAAGGCTGAAGCCCTACTTGCGTGCCAAAATAACCTGATGAAGTCTTTATCTTCTTTGATCTCAGAAGTTTGTTTGATATTCATGTTAGCCTCCGTTAGTTGTTCATGTCATGTTTGATGGTGTTGAGTTCATGTACACGATCCCAATCACCAGCCTCAATTGCAACCTGTATATCCCAGTCTAGCTGACTAGATGGTAGCTTCTGCTCCCTGAATGGCATACGTTCTTCTGTATCAAGTAGATCAACTGTAGAAGTATCTTGATATGTTACCATATCCTCTAGAACCTCTAGATCACTTGCTTGGCTTTTGATAAATAAATCTAACTGTTTCATCGTAGTATCTCCTTTTGTACAGTTATTGATATTAAAGCACTACCTACTGCGTTATGTACTGCTCACTTACGGCAACCGATTCACACCGAGGAAACCCCCAGAGATACTTTCTGTAGTACGTCCAGTTTTTCGTACTTCACGAAAAAGTTTATCTTGACGTACTTAGAAAGGATTAAGAAATGGGGAGGGTAATAGTGAGGACAACAATGTAAGACCATTTCTGTAGGGGTTGTATGGTGTGGTATAGCTCCTCGGTACGTGAGCAGTGCAGAACGTAGTAGTAGTAGTAAGCCTGTTCTTAGAAAGTGGGACACGGTTTTGACCTGACGTTCTTCACGTCAGACAAAATTCTTACGAACAGAAAACTTTGTACTGCCAAAGGCATACAACAAAGTTTTACGATTGAATCAGGGTTCGATACCCTGATGATATCGTGTTATTCAGCACAGTACGTAGCCATGAGTAAAGAATAATATCGTGCCATGAAGCACATATTATTCTGCATCGAACCCAACCTGACGTTCTTCACGTCAGATGGGCTTGTATCTGCTTTTGGGTATCACGTCCCTTTTGCCAAACAGACGTTCTTCACGTCTGACTTGCAAAAGGAAACGGCTACTCCAAAAGGTATAAAGGGTCTGTCCAGACCTAAAATTTCTCTTAGACCCCTGTCAGGGAATGTGATGAAAGGGATTGTTGTAGAACAATATGAATGTGTGTGGCTCGATGCCACCTCATATTCATTCGTAATATCAAGGACTTACAAATGTGAATTGACATTGATATAGCACCTATGGTTATACTCTCGTAGAGTAATAATAAGAGCTGCCCCATGAAAGCAAGTAACGATCAACAGCAACGATACCAAGGGTCAATAGTTCCGTTAGAGGATATACAAAAGCATAGTGAATTGCTACTACCCAATCACAAACAGATAACAGAAGCACAGGCTGAGTTAGTACACGCAATGTTGCATGATGGTTGCAACCCCACAGAGGGTGCAAAGAGGTTAGGTAGGAACAAGGCATGGGCATACAAAACCATTGCAAAGCCTCATGTTGTGGAGTACAGACAGCAGATAGCAATGAACTGCTTGGGTTGGGACGCAACACAGGCATTGGCAACTATGAGAGAACTGCTCAATGCAAAGTCAGCACACGTAAGACTGGAAGCAAGTAGAGATCTGATGGATCGTGCTGGACTCAGAGTTGATGCGCCTAAGACTAGCAATACTTCCGTGAATATAAACTTTAACGTAGACTAAGGGGGCCCCACAGACAGAGTAGTAGTTATAGATATACGTCCTAAAAAAACAGACGTGTGTACTATAACAGGTGAATCACACTCATGATATATGTGAAAAGACAAGACACTAAAAAATATTTTACTTTAAATAAAGACAAAAACAAAGGAGATTGATATGGGTGGTAGTTCAAGTGATAGTGGTGGTTCAGTCGATAGATCTAATCCTAATGAAATGAGGGCTAGAGAAATGGCAGAAGCCACAAATCGTGCAAAAGAAGAACAAGAACGTAAATCAAGACAGATTGCTTTTGACCAAGGTGGTAGAAGAGGCAGAGAACACCCTGAATATAAAATGAGATCAGGATCAGGTGTTTTTAAAGAAGTAGATCAAAACGTAAGAATTGCTAGAGATCTAGAACAAAAAGCTAAGACTTCTGAAATAAAAGTTCCTATTCCAACACTAGGAACAGTTACTATGGGTACTATAAGTTCTGTAAGCAGAAATATGCAAGCAAAGGCACTAAGAAGTGGTGGAAGGGCTGTATTTGATTCTTCAGTTGATCCAAGCAGCCCAATGTTTGATCCTGTAAAAGATTATAGGGGTGTTGTAAGTACAAATAGTTTGGGTATATCTACATATTCAGGTGATCCTGATTTTAGTCCTATTGGTAGACAAGATGGTGTAACAAGAACTGATATGGGTTCTTATTCAGTTTCAAAAAAAGATGCAACACAAGGTAGTGGTGATAATGACCCACCAGCTGAAATGGTTGTAAGTCCACCACCTAAAGATGAAACTGAGCCAGTGAAAAAACCAAGTACTCCATCAATATCTACTGCATCTAGAAGAGCATTAATATCTGGTGCTGGTGGTGGTGCTACTAGAAGAAATCTTTTATGAAGTTAGACTACAAACCCCCAGGGCAAGTAGCTAAGTCTTTTATGAAAGATGGGTCTTTTGTCCGTGGTATCAGAGGCCCAGTTGGTAGTGGTAAATCTGTAGCTTGTTGTATGGAGATCATGCGTAGATCTATCAATCAACAACCTAATGAGCAAGGTGTAAGAAAAAGTAGATGGGCAGTTATTCGTAATACAAATCCACAATTGAAAACTACAACAATAAAAACATGGAGAGATTGGTTTGGTGATGATCTAGGACGTTTTGTCTGGTCACCACCATATACACATAATGTCTGTTTTGCTTTGGGTGATAAAACAACAGTTGAGCTTGAAGTAATATTTTTAGCTTTGGATAAAACCGAAGATGTAAAGAAGCTGCTTTCATTAGAGCTAAGTGGTGTTTGGATAAATGAAGCTAGAGAAATTAATAAAAATATAGTTGATGCTTGTACTATGCGTGTTGGTAGATACCCAGCAATGAGAGAGGGTGGCCCAAGTTGGTATGGTGTAATTATGGACACAAATGCTCCTAGTGAAGATCATTGGTGGGGTATAGTAGCTGGTGAAGTTCCAGTTCCTGAGTATCTAACGAGTGAAGAAAGATTATTGATGGTAAAGCCTGATGATTGGAATTTTTTCTCACAACCATCTGCTATGTATGAGAAAAAAGATGTTCATGGTAATTTATCAGGATATGAACCAAATCTTAAATCAGAAAACAGAGATAATCTACAAGTAGAGTATTATGATAAAATAATATTAGGTAAAGCACCATCATGGATAAAAGTATATGTTTTAAATGAATATCAATCTTTAATGGACGGAAAACCAGTTTATCCTACATTCAGAAGAGATACTCATGTATCTAGTGAGCCATTAGTGCCTACAGATCAGAGTGATGTAATTGTTGGCATAGACTTCGGTAGATCCCCTTCAGCTGTCTTTTGCCAACAGTTGCATTCTGGAAGATGGATTATATTCCATGAAATCATTGGTAAAGACATGGGAGCTATTAGGTTTGCAGATATACTAAAAAAAGAAATATCAAGGAATCAATGGGATAAATTGACATATAAATTTATTGGAGATCCAGCTGGTAATCAAATGGCACAAGTATCTGAGCATACACCATTTATGATGTTAAGAGCAGCTGGTATTAATGCTTACCCAGCACCATCAAATGATATATCCGTAAGAGTAGAAGCAGTTGAATCTGTAATAAATCGTATGACAGATGGTTTGCCATCATTAAGTATTAGTCCTACTTGTACAAATCTGATATCAGGATTTGAAGGTGGCTATCAATATAAAAGAATGTATTACATGGGTAATGAAAGATACGAAGAAAAGCCTGATAAAAATAGATTCTCACATTGTCATGATGCATTGCAATATGCTTTTCTAGGTGGTGGAGAGGGTCGAAAAGTCATGCTGGGTGGACAAAGAGCAACCACCCCCACTATTGTGGAGAGGGTAAGCAATCCATTTGATCGTATGAAACGTAGAAATAGTCGTTTTAGTAGGAAAAGAGCAATATGAGATGGATTATATGCTTTTGTGAAAGCAAAAACATAGGAATTTGGAAATTTTTTACTAAACATCGCTTTGGCTTTTCTCATGTTTATGCAGTAAATTATGATACTGAGTTAGATATTTGGAAAAAATTAGAATTAACAACAAATGGTTTCCAATTTCATACATTACAAGGGGAAAAAGCCACAGAATTAGTCCTAAATATGCATTTAGGTGGCGAATGTTTGGAAATTGACGTTAAAGATAAGCCTATTTATATGCCAAGGCTATTTTATTGTGTCAGTTTTATCAAACATCTATGCAATATAAGAAAATTTTGGATTCTAACTCCATATCAATTGTATTGTGAATTGCGTAGATTGAAAGGAAAAGTCATCTTTGATGCAAAAGATTTATTGGAGCAATCAAATGGGTAGTATTTTAAGTCCATCTAAACCAGCACCTGATCCTGAATTACAGAAACGTAAAGCAGAACAAGAGAGAATTAATAGAGAAGAAGCTGCAAGACAAGAATTTCAGAAAAAAGAACGTAATAGAAAAATAGCAACAAATAAAATAGGTCAAAGATCATTACAAAGTAGTGAATTAGAAGATTTTACTGGTTTTAGACGTTTAAAAAAGAATAAAACTATGGGAGGAGGCTACTAATGCGTGGCTATGGTGGTGATTCCGATCCAACACCTTCAGGTGGCACAAAGAGTCGTTCTGAATATCAAAAGGTTATGAACAGATACAAGAAAGCCAAAGGTAGATGGCAAAATTGGTCTGACATTTGGGAAGAAATATATGATTATGTTTTGCCCCATAGAGAAAGTTTCTTTGGCGAATATGCTGGTCAAAGACGAACTGAAAACATATATGACGAAACAGCAGTAACTGGACTCCCTAGATTTGCCTCAAGACTTCAGCTTGGCTTTTTTCCTCCTAATGGTCGAGCATTTAAACTTGCCCCTGGGCCTGAATATCCATCAGAGCAGATTAATTCACAGTTACTAAAAGAGCTTGATGAAATTACAGAGTTATTACATGAGGGTTTACGTAACAGTAACTTCAATTCTGAGTTTCATGAGGGATTACAAGATCTTGGTATCGGCACAATGAATATGCTTGTTGAATCAGGTCGTTTTGTTGGTGATCTCCATTTTACTGCTGTACCACCTAATAATGTAGCATTGTTATCAGGGGCTATGGATCAAGTTACTGATTGGTTTAGATGGAACTATGATTGTGAGATAACAGATATTAAGCATAGATATCCTGATGCCAAGTACAGTAAGGATATGGAGCTTATACAGAAAAGAGATCCACATAGAAAAACTAGAATTATTGAAGCAACTATGTTTGATAGTGATGATAAGTTCAAAGATGAATATACTTATTATCTTATATCTGAAACAGATAATCATATACTGCAACAACAAAAGCTAAAAGGTAAGGGATCATTACCTTGGCTTACAACTAGATGGTCAAAATCTGGAATGGAAGTATGGGGTAGAGGCCCAGTATTACAAGCTATGCCAGCAATAAAGACATTGAATCTTACAGTACAACTTATACTTGAAAATGCTGAGATGGCTATAGGTGGTGCATATGTGTATGATGATGATGGAGTTTTTAATCCTGATAACATAACTATACAACCTGGGACATTTATACCAAGAAGCCCAGGGTCAACATTAGAATCATTACAAAGTCCAGCACGATTTGATGTAGGACAACTAATACTGGAGGATATGCGAAGAAATGTCAGGAAGGCTATGTATATTGATGAACTCGATTCAAGAGCAAATGCAAAGACACCATTGTCAGCAACTGAAGTTTCAGAAAGGCTTGCTGACGTGGCAAGAGATATGGGAGCAGTCGCAGGAAGAATGCAGAAAGAATTTCTTCACCCATTAGTTGAAAGAATCGTTCATATATATTCGGAACAAGGTATCTTGGATATACCGAAAGTTGATGGCAGAGAAATACGAATAGTACCAGTATCTCCATTGCTTAGGGCTCAAGATCAACAAGATGTTGCTGATTTTGTAAGATTTCAGCAAACAGTATCAGGAACATTTGGGCCTGATATAACACCAGCATTATATAATCAGGAACAGGTTATAAGATATCTTGCATCTAAGTTTGGTGTTAAAGAAGAATTATTGGCTAGTAGAGATGAAGTACAAGGGAACATTGACATGGCATTACAGTTAATGCAACAACAACGAGGACAATAATGAAAAAAAAGGAAAAGATAAATGCATCTGTCGATGGTAGAAGTTATACTGCTGAAGTTGAAGCTGATCTTAATAATAAAGCCTATGCTATTTTTGGTTCAGGGATTGGCAAACTGTTCCTTCAGTATTTGGAAAACATCACAACGGGCAACATTCATGGTGCTGGAACACAAATCGAAAGCCTTGCTCACTTTGAGGGTCAGAGGTGGATCGTGGCACTCATCAAGCATAGGACAGAACAAGGGAGGCTAAATGGCGAGCAAACCAACCAATCCTAAATTATATGCAAGAGCAAAAGCTATTGTTAAAGCTAGAGTCAAGAAATGGCCATCAGCATATGCTAGTGGTCAGCTTGTCCGTTTATACAAAAAAATGGGTGGTAAATATAGGTCAGCATGAGTCTAAAAAAATGGTTTGGTGAAAATTGGGTAGACATATCCACAAAGAAAGATGGCAAACACCCTAAGTGTGGTAGAAAGATGGGTGATGGTAGAAAGTACCCTAAATGTGTGCCATCATCAAAAGCTGCTAGAATGAGTGTTGCAGAAAAAAGAGCAGCTGTAGCAAGAAAAAGAAAGACAAACCCTGAGAGTGGTGGTAAAAAACCAACTTATGCAAGGACGTAGATCATGGCAAAAACACCAGCATGGCAAAGAAAAGAGGGAAAGAATCCAAGTGGAGGACTCAATGCCAAAGGTAGAGCAAGTCTACGCCGTCAAGGGAAGAATATCAAACGTCCAGTTTCTGCGAAAGAAGCTAAAAAGAGTCCAAAAGCAGCTGCTAGACGTAGATCATTCTGCAAAAGAATGATGGGAATGAAGAAGAAATTGACTAGTAAAAAAACTGCTAATGATCCAAATAGCAGAATTAATAAAGCATTAAGAAAGTGGGACTGTTAAATAGGAGAAGATATGTCTAATGAGCAAGAAGTCGTTACAGAAAGCAATGAAAGCCAAAGTGAACAAGAAGGAGTTGAAGTCCAGAGTGCAAAAGACTCAGGAGAACAAAACGAAGTTGAGCAGAAAGATTCAACCGAAAGACCTGAGTGGCTTGACCCAAAATTCGAAACCCCTCAACAATTACAAACAAGTTATAAGCAATTGGAAACAAAATTTCATACAAGGCGTGATGAAATTAAAGCAGAACTTGTGGACGAGATTAATGAAGAGGCTTCCAAAGATGTTCCAGTAAGTCCAGCTGATTATCAAATTGCTATTAAAGATGAAGATGGTAATGATGTTCCAATACCTGAAGACGATCATATGGTTAATTGGTTCAGAGGTAAGGCACATGATATGGCATTAACACAAGACGAGTTTTCTGACTTTGTTACTGAATATCTTACTGAACAATCACAATCAGGCCCTGACTGGAATGTTGAGTCAGAAGCACTTGGTGAACACGCAGATAGAAGACTTGAAAGAGTTGATGCTTGGGCAAACAATGTATTTACAGAAGAAGAATATAATGTTTTTGCTGGTATTCCAGCTTCAGCTGGTATGGTTAAGCTATTTGAAGGTATTATGGAGCTAAATGGTCAACCAAAGTTTAATATGACATCTACTACTGAGTTTCAGGAAACTGTAACTAGAGAAGATCTTATGGCTGCTCAAAGAGATCCAAAATATTGGCAGAATGGTGGTGATCCAGCCCATGTAGCAAAAGTAAGAGCAATGTCAGCACAACTTGCTAAACAAAAACAAAGTAATGTGAATTAACAAACTTTATTTTTTCTGAAACATTGTAAGTACTAGAAGGCTCGTAGAACTACTTAGAGGCCCAGTAATGGAATAACTTCAAGGTAGTAGTGAAGCGAATAACCAGAATAGTATAAATATTAACCTTTAACGGAGGCTATAATGGCTGTAAATACCATAAGCACTTCCTTTATTGAGGAGTTTGAGTCTGGAGTACACGTTGCTTATCAACGTATGGGTTCAAAACTAAGGAATACTGTTCGAACTAGAAATGGTGTTAAGAACAAAACAACATTCCAAAAAATCGGTAAAGGTTTTGCTACTACTAAGGCAAGACATGGTAACGTAGCACCAATGAATCTTGCACACACCAATGTATCTGTTACAGTTGAGGACTTCTTTGCTGGTGAGTGGGTCGATGATCTAGATCAGTTAAGAATCAACCATGACGAGATGCAAGTTGCACAACAATCAGGTGCATATGCTCTAGGTAGAAAAACTGATGAATTAATTCTTAATCAGATGACTACTACGACATCAGCACATGATGAAACTTCTAACGGAATAACTTTAACCTGGGCATTAGAGCTTATGGAAAAGTTTGGTAACAATAGTGTACCTGATGATGGTCAGAGATACGCAGTTGTTGGTTGGGAGCAATGGTCGCAACTTATGGCAATCGATCAATTCTCAAGAGCAGAATATGTCGGTGAAGCAGATCTTCCTTTTCCAAATGGCGTAACTGCCAAAAGATGGTTAGGCTTTATGTGGTTTGCACATTCAGGTTTAACTGAAACAAATGGATCAGGAGCAGCTGGTACAACACACAGAGAGTGTTTTGCTTACCACAGAGATGCTGTTGCTCATGCAATCGGTACAGATATCACTTCAAATATGCAATATCACAACGATAAAGACAGTTATTTTGTATTAAACAAAATGCAACAGAATGCAGTCTTAATCGATGCTGAGGGTGTATTTGAAATGGAACTAAAGAAATAGGAGGTAGACATGGCGTTAGTTCAAGCAGACTTAAGTTTAGTTTCCTATGCTGGTAATGGGTTCCATATCTGGAATTACAAATCTACTGGTGATGCTCTTAATACAATAGATGCTGCTGGATATTTCAATGCATTAGTCAATGAGATGAATGTTGGCGATGTAATATTTATCAATGCATCTAATGGTTTTGGTATCACAACTGTCGTGTCAAATGATGGATCAGCAATTGATACTGCTGATATTGTCAGTATGACTTCGGATAGTAGATAATGGCTAAGAAACCAACTAAATCTAAGGAGGTGGCTGAAAAAGCCACTTCCTACAATCATTCAGTTAGAACATCAAACGGAACTGTTTATACAATTAAGTTTGGAGATAAAGTAAAACTTGGGAGTAAAGTAGATGCCAAAGCATTACAAACCGAAACCTGACAATAAAATGATGGGTAAAAAGAAAAAAAATGGCAATGGCGAAAGTATGCTAACTGCCAAACAAAAGAGTTTACCTGATGATCTAAAGAAAAAAATTATAGAATCCAAAAAGAAGGAGATGGCATAATGAAGAAAAAAGGTAAAGGTAAGGGTAAAGGTAGAGGCTACTAATTAGATGAAAGAAAAATTAGATAAAATTGCTGAGTCTTTCCTTGGGAGTAAAAAATCTAGAGATATAATATCTAGAAGATTTAGAATAAATGTATCTGACCCATTAAAAAAACTTAAAAATCAATATACAAATGAAACTAAAAAAAGACACATAAGAAGTATGAGTCAAAAAGGTTTTAGTGAAAATTATAAAAAAACTATGGGTTTTGAACATAAAACTCCTGGGGTAATGGAATCAATGTTCAGAAAACTTCCTGTGCCTAATATTGTAAGCAATCCCATATATGGTACTGGAAAAACTAAATCTATTAAAAATCGTGCCATGGAAGATCAGCTTATTACAGGTGGTAGGAAAAAATTAGTTAAAGGTACATAATGCCACAAACAGCTAAGACGGATATTGAAGTAGCACAAAGAGCTATGGTTATGGTGGGCATGGAACCACTTTCATCATTTACAGAGGGTACTGATGAAGCCTTAGTTATGAATACAAGCTACGAAGATATTGTCGAGGATTGTTTAGCACAAAACAATTGGAACTTTGCTACTGGTCAGAAAGTATTATCTAGACTAGCTGATACACCAGTTGATCGTTGGGCAGCTGCTTATGCTCTACCTACTGAACCAGCTGTTGTGCAAGTACAAACTGTAACAATAGATGATACAGTTCAACAGTATGATATATATGAGAGAGCAATCTATCTAAACGCAAATGAAAATGACAGAGTTGTTCTTAATTATATTTTCAGAGTAGATACACAATATTGGCCACCAGCATTTACTTTATGGGTTATATATCGCCTTGCATCAGTTTTGGCTTTGGCAGTTACGAGAAAAGGTGATATTGCAAGATCTTATAGCCAGTTAGCCGAGGTGCAGTTTAGAAGAGCAAAAGCAAGAGATGCACAACAGGTTACAACACAACAAGTTGCTCTTAGTAGATTTCATAAAATAAGACTTGGATCAGGTATTTATGCAAAGATCGAAGGAGAATCAACGAGTTGAATGAATGGCATTATTAAGACAATTTACTACAAATTTTTCATCAGGGGAGTTATCCCCTCTTTTGTCATCTAGGGTAGATGCCGAGGCTTACAGAAATGGTGCTTTTAGACTCCGTAACGTAAGGTTAAAGGCTCAGGGTGGCTGCACTAGGCGACCTGGGCTTAGATACCTTCAGACCCTCGCAAATGAGGACTATCAGGCAGAACCATACGTTTATGATGAAGATGAAGCATATATACTTCTTTTTAGTAATACAAAACTAAGAATTATAGATATTTCAGATCCAACAAATCTATTGCAAACAATAACTAGTTGTCCTTGGACTACTGCAATGATTGGCAGTTTAGTTGTGACCCAAAGTGGTGATACCATGTTTATTACTCACCCTGACATGGCTATGCAAGAATTAACAAGAACAAGTGCAACAAATTTTGCTAGATCAGCATATGAGTTTGACACATCATCAGGTATGAAGTTTCAACCATATAATAAATTTGCAGCTGGTAGTGTAACCATTACACCAAGTGGAACAAGTGGATCTGTTACATTAACTGCAAGTGCAACTGCATTTACATCATCGTACAATGGGCTTTATCTTAGACTAGTAGATTCAGCAAATACAGTACGTCATGCATTAATAACTGGTTACACAAGTGGCACAGTAGTTACTGCAACCTTATCAGGAGCTATAGCAAATACCAATGCTATCACAGAATGGGGTGAACCTGTTTTTAGTTCTGTCAGAGGCTTTGCTAGAACAGTAACTTTGCATGACCAAAGATTAATATTTGGGGGGAGCAGAGATTTACCAAACTTTCTATTTATGTCAAAGATAGCAGAGTTTACAAATTTTGACGTAGGAACAGGACAAGATGACGAATCAATACAAATCCAAATCGCAGAAAACCAAGTATCAGAAATTAAGGCTTTGCAATCATTTCGATTTCTCACAATCTTTACTTCTGAGCAAGAACTCTTTGTGCCAACAAGTGAAAACAAACCTCTTACACCCTCGACCATTACAGTTAAGAAACAAACAAGCTATGGTTCAGGATCAGTTCAGCCTCAGGAATTTGATGGAGCAATAGTCTTTCTTACAAAATCAAAGGGCGCAATTAGAGAATTTATTTTCTCAGATATTTCACAAGCATATAATTCTGACTCAATAACATTATTATCTGAGCATCTAATAGGAACTCCATCAGCTATTGAAGCACAGAGAGAATCATCTGACCAAATGGAGGGTTATCTTTATCTACTAAATGATGAAGGACATATGCCAGTATTTATGTCTATTAGAAAAGAAAAGGTACAAGGCTGGGTAAGATACGATACTGATGGTAATTTTAAAAATATGGTTAATGTAAATCGACAGATATTTACAGTTGTAGAACGTACAATTAATAGTTCAACTGTTAAGTCATTAGAGCTTCTATCAAATGATTATCATCTTGATATGGCATCACAGCAAACAGCCAGTTCTACTAATACATGGACAGTATCTCATTTACCTAATACACAAGTACAAGTTAAGTCTGGTAATTTTAGCCTGGGTACTTTTACTACAAATGGTAGTGGTCAAGTAACATTAAATGATTCTGTTACTTCTGTTGAAATAGGATTAGCTTATACACCTGAGATAACAACACTGCCACCTGAAATGCAATTGCCTGATGGTGTAAGTGTGGGTCAAAAAAGAAGAGTTGTAAGAGCAGTTTTGGATCTTGTTTCTACTTTAAATGTTAAAGCTGGTGGCACAAGAATAATACTTAGATCAGTAACAGATGATTTCTCTATTGAACCAACAGCACTAACACAAAGAAAAGAAGTGTATTTACTAGGTTGGTCAAAAGAAGGTAGAGTGACAGTAACTCAAGAAGAACCATTACCATTAACACTTAATGGTATATTGCTAGAGGTAGAAGTATAATGGGTGCAGTAGGTTATGGCATAAGTGCAGCTTTATCAATAGCATCTGCTATGAAGGCAAGAGATGCTTATGCTCTACAAGCAAAGCAAGCAGAAGAACAAGCTGAAGTTGCACAAATACAAGCAGATCAAGAGGCTATCAACAGAACTGCACAATTGAACGCACAATTAGCTGCAATCTCAGCAACACAATCAGCTGGTGGTGTAACAGTAGGCACAAGTGCAAGTTTCAAAAATATAGGTAGAAGAGAAACTAAACTAGCAAATGCTGATATATCTGCTATCAAATTCATGGGTAGACAAAATAGAAGAAAATTTATGTTAGATTCTAAACAATCTAAAATGAAAGGTGATGCTGCCTTAATTTCTGGTCTAAGTAGTGCAGCTTCAAGTGGATCAAAAGCATACTATGCAAATAAAACAGGAAAAAAACCATAATGGCAATAAAAAGAACAATAGGTAGAAAGTTTGGTGTAAGACCAGTACAAATGGACGTTTCATCTGGTGCTTTAAGTTTAGCTAAAGCCACACAAACTGTTGCCAATACAGTTAATAATGTAACAAAATTTATAGATGACAATCAGTTCCAAGAAGCTGTTTTAAATGCTGAGATACAAGGTAGACAAATTGGATCACAGACAATAACTGACAAGAATGGTAATACTATTCCTAAACCATTAGATCAGATGACTCTTAATTCATTTACTGCTGATATTTATAACAAAGCCAATATAAGAAAGGCACAACAGTACTTTAAAAAAGAGGCTATTAATAGTTATGGACTTGCATTACAAAATCATGCCATTGATATTGCTTCTAAATCATTCTTGGAGAATGGTGGTAAAGTAAACGAACAAGGTCAGTTAATAGTTCAAAAAGCTGGTGAAAGTTATATTGATGGAATTAAGAAACAGGTAGCACCTGAAGTTTTTAATGTTATAAGTCCTTCTATAAGTAAGATATGGGGTCAAGCCTCTAGAAAGGCATCAGCACAACAAATCAAAGATGTAAAAGCAACTGCATTAATAGAAGCACAAAAACATATAAATCATGTTCTAAACTTAGAAGTTGATCTTGTCACAAATGGTGGTGAAGATATTGATGTTGAGTTTATAGAAAATGAGAAAGCAAGAGTATTTGAAATAATTGAAAATAACTCCTCAAGTAGAGCAGAAGCTGAAAAAATTAAAATTAAATATAATCAAATGCTTCAAAATAACGTATCAGTAAATGCAGTAGATCTTGCATATGAATCAGGTACATCAATATCAGAAATGATTAAGATGGCCATTGATACTCGTAAGGCTTTTGAAAATGATCCTAATATTGATGGTAATGCTGTTGAGTCAGCTATGAGAGGCAAGATAGCAATATATGAAGCAATGAAAAACGATCAAAGGCAAGAAGCCTCAAGAGAAAGTAAACAAAAAGGCTATCAGTATCAAATAAATATTATGAATGGAATACCAGTTACAAATGCACAAGTAGAAGAATTAGAATTAGCAGATCAAGTTAGTTTTTTAAAATTTAGACAAACATTTCAGAAAACAAATGATACAAATATAAAGAAAATTTTTAATGATAAATTAGCTTTAAATATAAGTATTGTTGATAATAACTTAGTTACACCAGTAGATGCAGCTACATTAGGTGAGTTTGATACAAGCTCAAAAGCACAATTGCAACGTATGGCAGACATTGAAGCTGTTAATAATTTAAAGAAGTTATTAACACATAAAGATACTAGTTTAGAAAATCAAAGAGCTATATTAAAAGTTATGAGTAAAGTTGCAACTCGTCAACTAAAACAAGATAATGATGCTTTTGCTGCTAATATGGAAAGAATGCTTGATGGTAGCGAAAATACAGTAATGCTTAATCCTAATGATCTTACAAAAGAATCTTATATTAGAGAGTTAGAAAACAAAGGCATTATTGGTGTTGGCCCAGGGTTTGCTTATACAAGAAAATCATGGATACAAAGAGTTAATAACTACAGAACTGATTATATAAAAAAACAAAAAGAAATATATCAGATAAGTAAAATTGGTATAAATCAAAAACTTGGTTTGGGATTAAATCAAACACAAAAAACAGCTATCGAAGATAAAATTCTTACAACAAACTTTATGTTAGATGGACAACGTGTTGACTATAATATTTTTAGTTCTGACGATACCATTAGAGGAGAGTCAATGAAATACTACTCACAAGTTGTTCAAAGTTTTGGTTATGTGCCAAGAGTTTTGCAAACTGCTTTTGAGAGTATTAAAACTAGTGGTAATGACGAAAATTTTGCAATGATTAAAATGATGTATTCAACAATGAAATCAGCCATCATCAAAAAATATGGTCAAGCAAAAAGAAAAGATGGTGAAGTTCAGTTTAATCTGATTATGGAAAATAGTGGTGTTTCTGTACCACTTATGGAATCTGCAATGACATATAATGATTATAAAGAATTTGCAACTGCACATTCAGGAGAATCGATTAATAGAAGTTTATCTGATTTCTTTAAAATTGATGGATCTAATAATGAAGAAGTATTTGATCGTGGATTTCAAATTGTTAAAAACTATTTAGATTCTAATGTATTTACTAGATTCTTTAAAGAAGAAGTTGGTGCTGACCCATCAGAAGATAGTGCATTACTTGCTTATGTGGCACAAAGTGGTGCAAGTGATTTTAGTGAAGCTATAATACGAGATCCATCAATAAAGTCTGAAATGATTAAATTAGTTCAATTACAGATTACAAGAAAAGAAGTAACACCAGATCGTGAGGGGCTAACAGCTGCAATTCACCAAGCATTCTATAAACTTGCTCCACATCTTAGCATTCATGAAGATGATACTGGGCAAGCATATTTAATTAAAGGTAACAGCATTTTAAGGGAAGCACAGTCAACCATACCTACTGGTGGGCCGACTCTTACATTAGATACTATAAAAGCTGATATGCTAGAAAACTATAATAAAAGTTTTGGAGGTGGATCACAAGATCCGTTAGTACAAGAAGCTATAAAAAAAGGTGACATCATGTTTATTGGGAACAATGATGGTGTAGGCGATCAGACATACAGAGTTGTAGTGCCAACTGGAGATGGTCGATTTGAAGTTTTAGCAAACAACTACAGATGGAATTATCAAGGATCACAGTTAGAAAAAGACTACTATTTAGCTATTGATAAAATAGAGAATGAGCCAATTAGAAGAATACTTAATAGTGTAAACTTTATGTCTAAGAATGTTCTAGATCAAACTATGGGTGCAATAGCTTCTTCAAGAGATTATAGCAAGGGTTTTCAAAAACTTGTAAATGCATATAACTCAATGGCAAATGCTATTAATAGAGCCCCTATACAATATTCTGAAATATTACCATACCTACAACTTGATGGGTCACAAAATGAACTTGATGGATATTTTGATGAGTTTCTTGCATTAGGGCTAACTACTAGATGATTGAAGCACATTTAAAACCAATTGTACAAAATATAAGAGATACTATTTCTGAAGAAGAAGTTAATCAAGTTGCTACATATAATGATGTTTATAAAAGCCCCTTAGTTGCACCTGAAGATTTTAGTTTTAGTGAATCATTTGGTGCTGGCTTCAGACAGTATGCACCAGCACAATCTATTATGAGAATGATAGAAAACTCAGATTTTGTAGATGATCCATCTTATGATCCAATGAAAGACTCACAGATACCTAAAGGATATGAATGGAGATTCATCAATAGTGCAAGTGAGCAAGAAACAACTATAAGACTTAAAAGATTAAAAGATGATCTTAGAGATCTTGAGATCATAGAAAATGGTAATCTCTTAGCAGTAGGTTTAGGTGGACTTGTTTCTCCACTAACCCTTGCCCCTATAGGAACATTTAAAACATTATCTCAATCTAGTTTTCTTCGTAGATTTATAGGTAGTGCCACCTTTACTGCTGCTTTATATGCTCCTGAAGAATTATTAATAGCAACACAAAACATGGGTAGATCTGAGATAAGCCAGACTCTAATACCTTTAGCTGGAGCATCTTTAATTGGTGGAACAATAGGTGGTGCTTTTGGTAAACGTATTACTGGTAGTGTAAATCCAGCAGAAGAATTAGCACAAGAAGGTGAGTCTGGTATTTTTCGTAGTGCTGGAGCTGCTGTTGATCCTAATAATCCACAAGTACTTAGGCAATCGTTAGAAGCAGAAGGATTAGCAGAAACTGGAATAGCATTAGAAAAACTTAAATGGAATCCAGTGACTAGACTTACTCAAAGTGCAAGTTTAGCATCTAGAAAAGTTGCATCTGCATTAGTTGACTTTGGTGGTGTAATTCAAAAGAAAGTCCAGGGTGGTAGAGTTACAGGTGTTGCACAGGAACAATCTGCTGAAACAAACTTTAGAACAATCTATCTCAGTTCACTTTTAGATGCTATTAGAGTAAGTGATACTGCATATCTTGCATACAGAGGCATTACTGCAAAAGCTGGTGATATTGGCAGATCTGTACAAATGCTTGGTCAAAAAAGTAAAGACTTCATACAACGTAATGATTCATTAACTGAATTTGAGTTTCGTACAAGAGTAGCAAAAGCTATGAGAAATGGTGATGTTGATGAAATAACAGACTCAGCTACACCATATGTCAATCAAGCAGCTGTAGGATATCGTAAGCATTTAAATATGATAAAAAAGAATGCTGAAGATACAAAACTATTTGAGCTTGATTTAGCTAAGAAAATCAAAGGCTTAGAAGCAAAAATAGCTGAAGGAAAAGCTAGTCCTGATGATTTAGTACAAGCAAAAAATCTATTAAAGAAAATTAGATCAGAGGGTGTTCTCACAAATACAGCATTAAGCTATGTTCCAAGAGTACCAAGAATAGATAAGATAGAAAAAAATGCCGAGTTATTCAAACGTATAGTTAGTAACTGGGCAATCAACTATTTTCCTAATATGACAAGATCTCGTGCAAATGAATATGCAGATAATATTATCCTAAATTATACTAAGAGCAAACCATTCTATAATTTAGATGAAGGTACATCACAAATAGATTGGATTACCCAAGCTAGTGGTACAAAAGCTAGAACATTTGAAATACCTGATAAACTCATAGAAGATTTTTTGGAAAATGATATAGAGGTTCTTATTAGGCATCACACTAAAACAATGGGTACAGATATTGAGCTAACAAGAAAGTTTGGCGATGTTTCTTTGTCAAAGATTCTTGATGAAGTTACTCAAGAATATGAAGGTCTTATAAGACAAGCTACTTCTGTTGCAGAAAAACAAAAGTTAAAAAAAGCACTTGCAGATGATCTTAGAGATATAAGAGGTCTAAGAGATAGAATCAGGGGTACATTTGGTGCATCAAAAGATCCACACAATATGGCAAGTCGTTTTGTAAGACAAATGAAATCATTTAATGTTCTTGTTGGCATGGGTGGAGCAGCTATATCATCGATACCTGATGTAATTAGACCGATAATGACAGAGGGTTTGAAAAATGTTTATGAGCATGGATATAGACATATGTTCAAAAGCCAAAGGTCTACAATTAAAAAGATGTTAACCAAAGAGGCAAGACAAGCTGGTATTGCAGTTGATGCTGCTTTAGGTCTAAGAGCAAGTGCATTTTCAGATGTAGGAGATCTTTTCGGCAGTAGATATGCAATGGAAAGAGCATTGAATACATCTACAGGAATATTCTTTCTTATCAATGGGTTAAACTATTGGAATCAGGCAATGAAAGAATTTGCTAGTAATATTATTACTTTGAGAATGACAGAAGCAATTATGAAGGATTTTCAAAGACTTAATGCTAAAGACCGACAAAAACTATTAGCTAATGGTATTGATGGTAACGAAGCATACAGAATGCAACAGCTTATTAGACAACATGGACAAAGAGTAGATGGTGAATGGTTGCCAAATACTGCTCTTTGGGAAGATCAGTTGTTAGCAAGAAAGTTTAGAAATGCATTAAATCAATCTGTAGAAAGAACTATTATTACCCCAGGTGCTGGTGATCGTGCATTATGGACATCTACTGAAGTGGGATCACTAATTACTCAGTTTAAAGGTTATGGTCAAGGAGCTACTGTTAGACTTCTCACATCTGGTCTACAAGAAAAAGATGCTGCTTTTTGGCAAGGTGCAATACTTTTAGTTGGTATGGCATCATTAGTAAATGAATTTAAAAAGAAGCAATATGGTATAGATAAAGAGCAATCTTATTCTGAATTACTAGCTGATGCCATTGATAGAAGTGGGGTATTAGGTTTCTTTACAGATGTAAATAATTCAATAGAAAAACTATCAGATTATAAACTAGGTCTTAGACCAATGATGGGTAAGAAAGAATCTTACCTTCCATTTGGTGCTAAGATGGGTGCAATATTTGGCCCAGCAGCTTCTAATACTATAACTGCTGGTGGAGTTGCTACAGATATTCTTACTGGAGAAGCTGATGATAGTACTCTCAGAAGTTTACGTTTTATAACACCTACTGGTAATCTGCCATATTTAGATCCTATCTGGGATAATATAATGGCAGCTGATAGAAAGTGATGTGAATTGATTAAATATTTATTAACAGTAATGGTAATATCATGGCTGAGTTGACTAAAAGACAAAAAGACACAATGAAAAAACATAGTGTGCATCATACAAAAAAGCACATGAAGTTTATGTCAACAAAGATGAAACAAGGTATGAGTTTTACCAATGCACATAAATTAGCTATGAAAGAGGTAGGTAAATAATGGCTACTATATCAATCGCTGACAATGATGCCAGAATACAACATACAATAGGAAGTGGTGGTAATACTGCAAACTCTACACAGTTTACAATAGATTTCCCATTTTTCTCACTTGATGACATAAATGTAATTATTACAAATAGTTCAGGTGTCGATACAACTTTAACAAGAGGAACTGGATCTAATACTTTTGCAGTAACTGGTACAGCTGTAGATGATGGATTTTCAGGTGGTAACATTACCCTGGGTTCTGTCTACACCAGCAGTACTGTAACTATATTTAGAGATATAGCAGTAGCAAGAACAAGTGACTTTGCAACAAGTGGCCCATTCAATATATCTAGTTTAAATACAGATCTTGATAAAGTTTATGCAATCATGCAAGAAATTGAGAATAAAAATTCTCGTGCATTAACAATGGCAGAATCTGATGATGCTAGTGAGATATCATTACCTAATAAAGCTACTAGAAAAGGAAATGTTTTAGCATTTAATGCAACAACAGGAGCAGCAGAAGCTGGCCCATCTATTGGTTCTGTCACAACAGTATCAGCACAATCTACTAACATTAATACAGTAGCTGGTATTTCAGCAAACATAACTACAGTAGCTGGTATTTCATCTAATGTAACTACTGTAGCTGGTATATCTGGTAATGTTACAACAGTTGCTGGTATAACATCTAATATATCATCAGTAGTTTCAAATGCATCAAATATAAATTCAGTAGCTGGTTCAATAAGCAATGTTAATACAGTTGCTGGATCAATATCAAATGTAAACTCTGTGGCATCAAATGCTTCTAATATCAATACTGTGGCTGGTAAAGCATCACTAATAACATCAGACTTTGCAGCTGATATGGCTTTGGTTGATAGCACATTTGTTTCTAAAATGAATTTAGTGACAAGTGATTTTGTTACAGATATGTCAGTAGTGACAGCTGATTTTATATCTGATTTAAATGATTTAGCTACAACAACAATTATTCAAGATTTAGATTTATTAGCAACTACAGATTTTATAAATGATCTAAATGCAGTTGAAGGTATAAAAGCCAATGTAACAAGTGTAGCTAATAATTCTACAAATATAAATTCAGTTGCAAGTAATTCTACAAATATAAATAGCGTTGCTGGTTCTATTACAAATGTAAATAATGTTGGTGGCGCAATTGCTAATGTAAATACTGTTGCAACTAATTTATCAGGTGTAAATAGTTTTGCTGCAAGATACAGAGTACACGCTGGAGTGCCAGGGGCTGATAATGACCTTGGTGATTTAGTCTTTGATACTACTGCAAATACACTCAAAGTATTTGGATCAAGTGGTTTTCAAAATGCTGGTTCATCAGTAAATGGCACATCAGAAAGATTTACATATAATATTACTGGTACACCAACAACATTAACTGGTGCATCTGGAACTGGTTTTGCAGAAGCTGGTAGCAAGACTTTGGCATATGATGCTGGGTTCATTGATGTATATCTTAATGGTGTAAAGATGGTGAATGGCACAGATGTTACTGTAACGTCAGGTAATTCTGTTGTATTTGCTAGTGCATTATCTAGTGGAGATGTAGTCGATATTGTTACATTTGGCACATTTCAAGTCGCAACATTAAATGCTTCTAACCTAGCATCAGGCACAGTACCAGTAGCTAGAGTAAGTGGATCATATACGAGCATAACTGGAACTGGTGCATTAGATGCTGGATCAATTACAAATGGTTTTGGTAATATTAATAATGGTACATCAACACTTACTACTGGTAATACAGATATAAATGGTACTGTAGCAATATCAGGTGATACTACACTAGAAGATGGTGCAGATTTAATTACTGCTACTGCTGGAACGTCTAATACAAGAATAGGTGTAAATGCTGGAAATTCTATTGCAAGTGGTGGTAATTATAATGTGGTTATTGGAGATGAAGCAGGAACTGCACTTACTACAGGTGATAATAACGTAGCAGTAGGTTTTGAAGCACTTAAAACAGAGGACACTCATGGGAATAATGTGGCAATCGGTTATCAAGCTCTTAAAGTTCAAGATGCTGGAGATAATGCTTATAATGTCGCAATAGGAAGTGGTGCTGGAAAAACAATATCTACAGGAGCAGCAAATACGATTGTAGGAGGTCTTGCTGGTGATGCTTTGACTACTGGTGGTTCAAATGTGGCAGTTGGTTATAATGCTTTGACTACTGAAGACGGACATGGGTTTAATGTTGCAGTTGGGTTTGAATCATTAAAAACACTTAATGCTGGGCAAAATGCTTATGAAACAGCAGTTGGTTATAAATCTGGAACAGCAATAACAACTGGAGTTTACAATACATTAATTGGTGGTCAAGCTGGACTTGGACTTACTGAAGGAAATAACAATGTTGCTGTTGGTTTAAATGCTTTAGCTCAAGATATTAAAGGTAGCAAAAATGTAGCAGTTGGTTATCAAACATTATATTCACAACAATTTTCTTCTCTTACAGATGCTTATAATACAGTTGTGGGTTATAAATCAGGTGAAGCAGTATCAACTGGTACTTTGAACACTCTTGTTGGTGCATTTTCTGGAGATGCAATTACTGATGGAACTACCAATTGTGCAGTAGGATATTTAACTCTAAGTGCTGAAACTAGTGGACAAAGAAATACAGCAATGGGTTATTCAGCTTTAGCCAATCAAAATGGTGCTTCTGAAACACAATCACTTAACACAGCTTATGGATTTTTTGCTGGTTTAAATATTACCACTGGAATCCAAAATGTATTTATTGGTGCTAATGCTGGGGATGCTTGTACTGATGATGACCACAATACTTTTGTTGGTTATAATGCTGGTGGTGCAGTAAATGGTGGTTTTAGAAATACATTTATTGGGAAAAGTGCTGGTGATGCCATGACCACTGGCGATAAAAATATTATTATAGGAACTTATAATGGAAATGAAAGTGATTTAGGTGATATAAGAACACAAAGCAATTATATTGTTCTTTCTGATGGAGATGGTAATTCAAGAGTATGGGTAACTGGAGGTTCTAACCAAAATCAATTCTTTGCTACTGGTATATATCTTTGGACTACAAGTGCTTCTGCAAATGTTGTTGTCACAAGCAGTTCAGGTCATATAGCAAGGTCTACTTCAGCTTTAAAATATAAGCAAGACATTCGTGACCTTGAAGATATAGACATAGATAAATTTAGACCAATACGTTACAAATCTAAGAGTGATATAGATGACCAAACAAAAGACCACTTTGGATTTATTGCCGATGAAGTTCATGATGCAGGAATTACAGAACTTGTAAGTTATGGTGATAATGATGAGGTTGAGGGATTTCAATATGAACGTTTGACTGCTGTGCTAGTAAAAACATTACAAGAGCAAAAGAAAACTATTGCATCACTTGAAGCACGAATCAAAATTTTAGAGGAAGCATAAAAAATGGAAATTGAAAAATTACCTAGAACAACAGAACAAATAGCACAAGCACATAAGGCTTGTTTAGATGGAGCAAGAAATATTGATAGAGTAATTGCCACTCATGCAAAAGGTAGTGATGCACTCAGTTCAGACTTTGGTTCTGATATGACACATGAAGAAAAAAAAGCAAGAGTAAGGCGAAGTGTAGGCTATCTTAAATATCAAAAAGAACATTATGATGATTGGGGTAAATTAGATTTTTCAGTTATAGATAAAGCAATAGCTGATGCAGATACATTTACTGGAGATAAATAATGACAAGAGCAAGAGATATATCTAACGTAATAACTAATGCAGATTTAGCTGGTGATATTGATGTAGATGGCACAGCAAACCTAGATGTTGTGGACATAGATGGTGCAGTAGATATGGCATCTACTCTTACTGTAGCTGGTGCATTTACATCACCTGGCATAGATGATAATGCAGATGCCACAGCTATCACCATAGATTCTGGAGAAAGTGTTTTTATTGGAAACACAGCAGAGTTTGTTGATGGCACTGGTACTGGCGATAAAGGAATACAACTTAATCCTT